TTGCTTATACATCAAACACTACTGGTACTGGAACTTTATCAGGTTTAACTAGAGGAGCAGATAACTCTACAGCCGCAGCACATTCTGATGCAGCAACAGTAACGAATGCATCAGACTATACTAAATGGGGTGCATCACAAACAGGTGACATTGTAACAGCTCCTGGTATTTGGTCATTAGATAATTTTGGTAATAAACTTATTGCAACTATTTCAGATGGAACTACTTTTGAATGGAATTCAAATGCAACTAATGCAACATCAACTAGAGCAACAGTTATAAGTGGTTGTCCTACCGCATCACAATTTACTTTAGTTTCTACACCGGACAGACACTTAGTTTGTTTTGGAACAGAAACTACAATTGGAACAACATCTACCCAAGATGACATGTATGTTAGATGGTCTTCACAAGAATCATTAACTGATTGGACTCCTACTTCAACTAATACTGCCGGCACACAAAGACTTGCAGATGGAACAAGAATTGTTGGGGCTATAAGAGGTAGAGATGCAATTTACATTTGGACAGACACAGCTTTATTTATTATGAAATTTGTTGGTCCACCATTTACTTTCTCATTCCAACAAGTTGGAACTAACTGTGGATTAATTGGACAAAATGCAGCCGTTGAGGTTGATGGTTCTGCATACTGGATGTCAGAAAATGGTTTTTTTAGATACACTGGACAACTACAATCACTACCATGTTTAGTTGAAGACTTTGTTTATGATGGTTTAGCAGATGTACCTAGACAACATATTTATGCAGGATTAAATAATTTGTTTGGTGAGGTAACTTGGTTTTATCCAGGTAGTGGAGCTACAGCTAACTCTAGATCGGTTACATACAATTACATGGATTCGAGCAGCGAGCGGCCTATATGGACTATAAGTTCTCTTGCAAGATCTACTTGGGCAGACTCATCTATATTTGGTAAACCACATGGTACTGAATATGATTCAAGTTCTACAAGTGATTCAACTGTTGGAAACACTGATGGTTGTACAACTTATTATGAACATGAAACTGGAACTAATCAAATTAAAGCAGGAGCAACAACTGCTATTCAAGC